CTTATTTTACTTTTGTACACTGATTAACTAATTTATGTATCCCCCGTCATTGGGGGTAAGGTCGCGAAATGCCGTAACAAGCACTAGAACTGTACGTAAACTAATGTGTTTAGGTCGCGAAATGCCGTAAGACGCACTAGAACTTAAATGCAGGTTGATTAAGAACTTAAGGTTTTACTTTATATGGTAGCAAAATGCCTTACCAAGCACTCGAACTATATATTGTATGGCTATTTATTTTCACCAAATAACTATGCTGAAATATGCGATATTTAATACGCAATGCTTTAGAATGTGGCTCTCTTAGAACTACCACTTCTTTATCTGCCTTTAAATATACGAAATAGGCTCATCTTCGACACAATTCATTCAGATGATGGTTGTTATTAGATGAAGATTCTGACCTCTCTCGCAGGAAAATATCTTGAATATTTAAACTAAAGTTTCGATGCGGGAATGTCCCAAGCTTCCCCCATAATTCAAATAAATGATGAGGAAAAAGTGAACTCATATTGTGTGAGCATCAATTTTATTCGTTTTATGGAAAACGTATAATCATGAGCATGATGATTATATTGTGCCTATCGTGGTCCTCGTGAAGACGTGAGGATGGATAAACACGTGTGGAATAACACAGTCGACGCCGCAAATATTTATATATATGGACCGTAATTAACTTGACAATTCTACTTAACGATTTTATGCGATATTTAACATGCAATGCTTTAAGATATGGCTCTCTTAGTACTACCATTCTTTTATCTGTTGTTAAATATTCACCGCCAGGGAGCATTATGCAAGGGGCATAATGTGAGATGTTTTCAAGGAAATTTATGATGTACTCAAACAAAATAAATGAAACTCTTGGTCTCCAAAATGCAACAACAAATGACGACTTTACCGCTGTAACACCACGTAAATTTAACGGATCTACTGGAAAAGTCGAAAACATTGACTCACTTGTTAGTTTAGTGAGTTTTGACATTGATAATGATTTTCGTATTTATTATCGTTTGTCCACTCCTCTTCGTTTTAGAAGAGAGGCGACTCCTCGCTTTAAAAAGGAGAAACCCCGGTTATTTTATCATACTAAAGTGATAAACAAACCAAAACCCGACTATATGCTAACATCTGCTGATCTCGAAACCTTTGTTAAGTGCGTAGACGATGTGATTTCTCATCTTCCACCAGAAATGAAAAGTTCACCGTTTTGTAAACATTCAATTGAACGCGCAGTTTTCGACGGATTGAGACAATCAAATGACAATGTGATAAGGTATAATGTTGAAATACCAATTTGTAACGAAAGTCGTGAACTTTCAAAGGAGAGAAAACCTGAGGAATTTCCCGATGACGTTATTGATGAATTGTTCGACACCCATCCCTCATCGCAGTTATCATTTGGTTTTGGACTTAAAGGAGGTTCACCAAATCTACGTACAACACCAGTAGGATGTGAACATATAACGAAGAAACAATGGCCTTATGATGCAATTTATTATCACCATGACCAACGTAGCACATACGCGTTTTATATGCGACAAATTGTGGGCGATGCCGAAGTTAAGGGAACGAGTGAATTGTATTGTGACATCTGCAATTGGAGATTCTTTCATATTACTATTTTCTGTAGACATGTTGAGAATATGACTGGTTATGTTTCCGATATTATTTATGAAAACCCTGGTTTTCCATCAATTCTATCGCAAGAATGGACGAGAACATTTCGAAATTTGCTATTATCTGGTGATATTGAAGAAAATCCAGGACCCTTTGATTTGAATGGCGACACTTCTAGAAAATCTAAACGTTTAAATACCGACGTAGATTATGTGGAACGACTCAAGAATTTAAGTAAAAGACAGGATGATATCGGTAAAAATGCTATCTGTAAATTGGAAAAATTTAAGAAAGAACGAAGAAGTAAGGCCGCGGAAAAAGCTATTATGAAACAATTACTGCCACGAACAGAGAGTTTGATTGAGGTGAATGTTAGCTTGTTTAAAATCGACTTTGTTAAACAAATGAAGAGAGTACTGAACGGTATGCCTAAAGAGATTAAGAAAATTTTCAATTGGGCTGATGTAGGAACTTCTTTATATGTGATACTTTTTGATTCTAATTGGGCTGCTAAATATCTCGCAACATCCACGTTGATACGTATTTTTAATGTATCGGGTGTAACAGCAGAACATACAACTATGCTGTTAGTCGTGGTGGCATGCAAGTTTGGAATAATGACTTTGACTAGCACTGAAAAGAACCGTTTAAAAACTGAAGGTTTGATGACAGAAAGTGACTTCGATTTAGATCCATCATCTACTTTGATATCTTTGATTCTAACATTCTTGATGGGTGGTAAACCAGGGAAAAGCAGGGTTACAAATCTTGTGGACTCGGTTGGCAAGCTACCTCAACAAGCAAGAGGAGTTGAAGCTATAATTGCAGTGGTGAAGAAAGTGCTCCAACATTTAAGTATTGTTTCAGATCCAGACCAAGATATCAATGATAAACTTAATCAGATAAATGAGAAAGTGATTTATTGGTTATCAAAGGAAGGAGAAGAATATATTATGATGCACCCAGCTGCTTTTGATGAAGTCACGAATGTTGTTTTAGCTGTCGATATGATAACACAAGCTGTTAGTCCAACTCATCCTCTTATGAAGAAATATCGTACTACATTATATCATTTACGTATGGTTCATAGGAAAGTTTTGATGGCCCCAAGATCTGGACACTCTTACAGAAAAGAACCTGTTATAATACAATTAGCAGGTGATGCAGGTATCGGCAAAACATATATGGTTCAATTGGTAGCAATAGATGCATTGAAATATATTTTTCACCAACAAGGTAAAACTCCTGAACAAATTAAGGAGAGTATGGAAAATCCGTTTCAGTACGTTTACTGGCGCCCTATTGGACATAAGTTTGAGACAAATTACAATAGCAGTCTCTCAAAAATATATGTGATGGACGATGCAAATCAAATCGATCCCGACTATCTTAAAGACGACTTACCGGCTCCAGGAAGATTGATTCACTTGAAGAATAACGCTGAACTTCTACTTCCAGTAGCAGAACTTGACAGTAAGAGACTTGCAAAATTCAATTCAGATGTGGTTATATTTACTGATAACTGTGAACAACCAGATCTATCTTTTCTGGCAGACAAAAATGCATATAAGAG